AAGAATTTTATAGAGAAAAGAAAAAGAAAGAAATTCGGCAACATCTTCAATCAGCATTGGGGGTGACTCTGAGTGATGCATCTATCAATTATCTTTTTGAGAAAGAACCTGAACCTAGACCATACAATGAGGATAAACCTTGTGACACAGAATAAAGACAAAACAAACAACATCATTGACATTTCTAAGAAGAAATTCAATAAAGAAAAAGAAGTAACATTTACACTAGAAGATAGTGAACAAATTCATGACGGTGATTATGAATTTACTTTTGAACTGGATGAAGAATATGAACCGAAAGATAATGAAGAAAAATAAAGATGTTGTCTTCATAGACAGATATGCAAATTGTATTAATCTTGTGTATGAGATGTGCAACGATGGTACTATGACATTAGTGACTTGCGACAATCAAGGCGCAATAGACATTAGTGTAGAACTATTAGAAGAAGGGTATAGACCGTGCAATCACATAATGGAATGAAATGGACTAAACCTAAGATAGATGAGAGACAATTATCACAGTTTTCTAGTGCAGAAAAGAAAGTAAAAGAGATTAACGGACCATCAGGTCTAGAACCAACACGATACGGTGATTGGGAACGAAAGGGTATATGCTATGACTTCTGAAATCATTATTACTAATAAAGATGTGGTCGTATGTGAGAATGACCACCCGAAAGTGTATATTCATACAGACAGAACAGGCAAAGTAGTCTACTGTCAGTATTGCAATATAGGATACAGATATCAAGATGCATTTTAGTTATTATACACCAGTTGTGAAAGTGATATTAATTCTACTTGTGATAGAGATAGTATTGCATATCACAGAATTATTAGTAGATTTTAACATCATAAAGATATTTTCATGATTGGCGTAAGAATATAAAAAAGGTATAATTAAATAGTAAGTGGTGTGCATTTGATTTGTTTGTTTCTCGGAAAATATTTTAATTTATTCGTAAAAATATCTGAAATGCACTTGACAGACATCAAAATCAGTGTTATACTATACTTGTATTTAACAATTAAAAGAGAGAAAATAATATGGCATTAGAAGGAGTAAGACAGTTTGGTAAACTCAAAGTCAATCAGAAAGTAAGATTTCAGTATACACCAGAGTTGTCAAAGACGATTACACTAGCAGGCACTATCAAAGATATAGTCATTGATGGTAAGGGCACAAAGAAAGAACGATTAGAGTATCTAGAGATTGAATCTCAGAACGGTCTCACACACTTTGTCACCTTTGACGAAATAAAAGGTCTTGACATCTAAACGAATGTGTGCTACTATAAGTATGTGAATTGTCTTGGGGTTGTTCTCAGTTCTTAATCACACTAAAACAAAAAGAACAAAACTGCAAGAGGGTTGACAGTTACCTCTCTAAACATCAACTGTCATTGTTCTGACTACAGACAGTATGTAGTGCGTTAAAACTGCGTGTTGCGTTGTAATCTATAAAGTGAGAGTTATGGGTATAGAAAAAGAAATACAATCATTAAACAAAGAGGTTTCTAAACTATCTAAAGAAGTCTCTGATATTTCAAAACAGTTAGTTGATATGAATAGCAAACTAGACAAACATATACAATTCATAGAGACGGTATATGAAAGTCTGCGTAACCCTATTCGCAGAGTAAAGAATTGGTTCTCATGAAGTGTTGGCATTGTAATACAGAATTAATATGGGGTGGTGATGCCGACTTCTCTGATGAGTTCACAAACAGTGAAGGCATCATAACAAATCTAAGTTGTCCTAACTCTGAGTGTAACTGTTTTGTAGAAGTGTACCTACCCCTTAAAACTGAAGAGACTTGACTTTCACTACTTACTATGTTAAAATGGTCTCAGGAGAAAAACTATGAAGAATAAATTAAAAGATAAACTACCAGCATTGTTATTGATACTACTCATGTTAGTATTAGCAATGACAGGTTGCACATTCAAGATACCACATTCTGTGATAGAACATAGTCATGATGCAGATGCGATACCACCGGCAGTATTTGAAAGTATAGAGAAATGATATGTCAACATTCATGAAAGGTTTTCTATTAGGTATCATATTCATGTTTATAATGTTTCAATTCTTGGTGACATAAATGTGTAATTTTTACGGTAACGAAAAAGATTGGTTTCACAATAACAACACTAACAAATATCTAGAGGGTAAATGGTTAGCAAAGAAAAAATGAAAATGTATACACTCATTCTTTTATTGATTAGTGTAGTGTATGCAGTTCTAAATGTATCTGCACAAGTCATAGAGAAGAATGAACATAGAAAAGAATGGATAGAAAGAAGATTATTACATTAACAAAGAAAGAGAGATAATATGCATTACGATGATTATACAATAAAACAATATGCTGAATATAGCAAGAAGTGGAGACAACTCAATCTATTTGGTTGGGCATACTCAAGGGGTCTTCTTGACAAGAACGATATATCATTGAGGTACTAATCATGACAGAGTTATATTTAAGAGAACCAAACAGACAGTTAGATGATTTCTTTCTGAACAAAGTAATAGAACTAGAACAGAAGATTAAGATACTAGAAAATGATATTATAAAATTGAAAGAAAAGAAATGAATGAAAACTCTTTAGGTCCTTTCATCTCTGCACTCATTGTGATAGGCATTATGATGTTAGTCACACATTCATGCACAGTTCATGTAGGATATGATGAGAGAAGTAAATCACAGATACAAGTGAGATACTAATGAATGATAACGGATTAGATACCGCCTGGCAAGAAACACCTTCAGAACCTTTTCTCGGTACTTGCGATAGTTCTTTATGTGCGATTGTATATATATTACTAAACTATATAATAATATACGGTGCGACTACTCTTGCGATAGTATATGTAATACGATGGTTACGAGGCAAATGAAAAAAAATCTTTTAAAAAAAACTTTTAAAGATTGCGAGTGATATGAAAGGAAATTACTATGAATTGGTTAATAGTCATAACGATATCTATACTGTCTAATCAGAATATTGTAGAACCAAAAAGTTATGAAATTGTAAGTAAGGCAGATTTTGCGATGTGTAGTTTTGTGAAAGCAGACATAGATTTCATTTTTAGAAATCCTACACAGACAGTAGTCATTAAAGGTGATTGCACGACAGAAGAAGAATATGAAAAGAGTAAAGTCTAATGTATTATATGTATGTTATGATATCAGACTTTATAGAGTTTAAAATAATAAGAAATAAAAATCTATTGACATATCTAGTAATATGTAATATAATAACACAATGGTTCATACTATATTTAATATTAACAATGTAAAGAAAGGTGGCATAGTATGTTGAAGTATATAATTGGTATTATCATCGGGTTCTGGTGTGTATACTATTTTGATATAGAGAATGATATAGAAAAGGCATTTGATACCATAGATTATAGTCTAACAAAGATTGAAGATGAGTTCAAACAAGATAGTACAGTTTCCAAGTAAAGAAACTTTTAATATTTCATTTGAGATTGACTTACCACAAAAAGTTAATATCGGTGACTCAGACATTCATCTCAGTATTGAGGGTTCGTTCTGTCAAGCAATAGTTCAAGCACACACAATTACTGAGGCGAGAAATAAAATTGAAAAATGTTTTGAAAACATAGAATGGTTAGATTAATTATGTGTGGTTGGTATCCAGAAGAGATAGAACAATGGAAGATGAAAAAGACAAACTCAGAAAAGAGCAACTCAGAAAAGATGACGAAGACAAACGAAGATTTGACGAGATGCAAAAAGAGTTTAGAAAAGCAGACAAAGTGAAGGTAGATGCCATCGGCATGGCGTATTTTCTCGCCTTCATGACAGGTACTGTTATAGCACTTCTAGTTACATCATGAATTTAAAAGATATACATTTTTTGTTATCAGAACACTTCAATTGCGATGTACCAAATCCATATCAGTATGAGAGATGTTTTTGGTACTATTTACAAATTTATAAAATGGATAAAGAAAATGAAAGAAAGTGAAAAAATCTCAAAACTTATGAATGATGTCGGTGACTTAATTCGTAAACATCAAAAAGAAAACAACGAAGAATTGCATCACCACTGGTGGACAGAGATGACTCGTTTAGTCAAGCAAAAGAAAAAGGTTCTCAAAGAAGAGGCAAAACAGATGAAAGAAGTTTCTGATTATTTCGCATAAATAAGAGTATGGTTAGTACATCTTATTTTATGGGTAGAGACGGTTTCATGTGGTTCATCGGTGTCGTTGAAGATAGAAACGACCCCGAAAGACTTGGGCGTGTAAGAGTTCGTGCTTTAGGTTATCACACAGAAGACAAGACAAAAATCCCGACAGAAAGTTTACCATGGGCAACTGTCATGATGCCTGTTACAACACCAGCAATGAACGGTCTTGGTGAAACACCTTTTATCGTTCAAGGTTCATGGGTACTAGGTTTCTTCAAAGATGCACAACATTTACAAGAACCTGTTGTTATGGGAACACTGCCTGGTAGACCTAGTTCTTATGCAAACACGACTACTGGTTTTGCTGACCCTGGTGATAATAAAGATTTTGGTTACTACGACAAAGACACAGAGACATATACATATCCTGTAAGAAAAGAAGAATCAGATATTAATAGACTTGCAGTGCCAAGTACCACCCACGGTAATAGGTCATCAAGAGACACTAACGCAACTACTGAAGTTCCTGTCGCAAATTCTACAACGACTTGGAACGAATTAAAAACTACTGATGAATCATCAAGAGGTAAATCAGATAATCGTGGTATCTCTACTGAGACAAATGAAGACAGAGAAGAAAAGAAAAGAGTTGGTTCTGAATATCCATACAATCAAGTAAGAGAGACCGAGAGTGGACATATTCTAGAATATGATGATACACCGTTTGCAGAGAGAATACACGAGTATCACAGAACAGGTACTTTCTATGAAATAGATGCTGATGGTAATAAAGTCACACGAGTTGTAGGTAGTAACTATGAAGTCATTGCAGGTTCAGAATTTGTAAACATTAAAGGTTCTTGTAATCTTACAATAGACACAAATTGTAACACATATATAAAAGGTAATTGGAACATTCAAGTTGATGGTGATGTTACAGAAGTGATAAAGGGCAATCACTCTGAAACAATATCAGGTACGCAATCATCAAATGTGACAGGCAATGTTTCAGAAACATATAGTGGTGACCAAAACACTACTGTTTCTGGTAACATAGATATTCGTGGTGAACGAATAGATTTAAATAAGGAGTAGTAACATGGAAGATTATCCAGAGAGTCCGATTGAGATACATCAGACAATAGATAACTTTGAAGGCACTAAAAATATTAATGTTGCGACAACAGAAGGTACACAATCAGATGTTCAAGCAGGTATTGAATTCATTTATAATATTAAACATCATACTACTGATATTGCAATCGCAACTGCATACGGTCTAGCAATCTATCTAGTAGTCAGAATTATTAATAAGATTACATCATAGGAAAAGACTATGGCGAAAGCAAGAAAACAAACAACAATCTTAATACATGAACCAACAAAGAAAGGTACATCGCAAGGAAGAAAACCAATCACCTCTACGATGAACAAAAGTAAAAAAAGAGGTTTTAAAAAATATCGTGGGCAAGGCAAACATTAAAGAAGGTGACGGACACTATACTATTCTAGTTGATGGTAAAGTTAAAACTTATACCAACTGGAAAGATATACCTGACTCTTTTGAAAACATCATTAAATTTAATCCTACTGCACCACCTATTCCACATAGTGAAGAAGACCATAAATATATTGAAACTTTTGAAGATAAACTTCACTACTTCATGGGCAAAGAGGAAGAGTAATGCCAGCAATCACAAGAAAAGGCGATGCCGATGTGACACATTGTTCTACACCTTTTAGAGAAGGTGCATCAGAAAATGTTTTTGTCAACAACATCGGTGTATCAAGACAAGATGATAATAATACGACTCATGTATTACCTGGTCTACCTTGCCCTTCTCATCAAGCACCAATCACAACAGGTTCTACTACAGTATTCGTAAACAACAAAGGTTGTGGGCGTATCGGTGATGCAGTAACTTCATGCACTTCAGTTGCTGAAGGTTCACCTAATACTTTTGCAGGCGGTTAAACTTTTGTTATAAATATTGTTGACAGGAGACGAGTATGCCTACTTCAGGAAATCTAAACTACGATGCAAGTATCACGAATGAGAAACGCAGTGTTCAGATTTATAAAGATTTAAATTTAAACTTTAATGCAAACGCCGTCACAAAAGATGTGCTTAAACTTACTGATGTAGAGGCAGTCAAAAGAAGTGTAAGAAATCTTGTACAACTTAATCACTATGAAAAACCTTTTCATCCTGAAATTGGTTCTAATATTCGTGCAACACTTTTTGAGAATATGTCACCTATCACGGCGTCAGTATTAACAAGACAAATAGAAGATGTCATTCGTGACTTTGAACCAAGAGTTCAATTATCTAGAGTAGATGCTTTTCCTAATCTTGATGGTAATAGATACGAAGTCAGAATAGAATTTTTTATTCTTAACGCACCAACAGAATTAGTTGTTCTTGATACAATATTAGAGAGAGTACGATAATGGCAACCACAGATAAAAGACTTACGATAACAGAATTAGACTTTGATGATATCAAAGATAATATGAAAACCTTTCTGAGAAATCAGACGGCATTTACAGATTATGATTTTGAAGGTTCAGGTATGTCTGCACTTCTAGATGTTCTTGCATACAACACTCACTATCTTGCAATGAATGGTAATCTACTTGCAAACGAAATGTTTATTGATACTGCATCGTTAAGGTCTTCAGTAGTATCTCATGCAAAAACTTTAGGTTATACACCACGCAGTGCAAGGGCACCTATCGCCACTGTTAATGTTACTGTTAATGATACAAGTGTTACAACTGCAACTTTATCAAGAGGTGCTAAGTTCACAACTACAGTGAATGATGTTGCTTATACTTTTGTTGTGACAACTGATGTTACTAAATCAAGAGTCGGTGGTTCTTTAGTTTTTGAAAATCTTTCTTTATCTGAAGGTACTTTAGTTACAACACGATACACTGTTGATACGACTAATACTGACCAAAGATTTTTGATACCCGATAGTGGTGCTGATACCACAACTCTTACAGTGCAAGTTCAAAATTCTGCATCAGACTCAACGACTACTGCGTTCACTCTTGCTACAGATATTACACAAGTTTCAGGCACGGCAGAAAATTATTTTTTACAAGAAGTAGAGAATGGACAGTTTGAAGTTTATTTTGGTGACGGTGTTATTGGTAAAGCAGTTTCAGATAATAATATTGTCATACTACAATATGTCGTAACAAATAAAGAGGCGGCAAATGGTGCAGTAACTTTTACACCACCATCAAGTATTGGTACATCTTCAGACAATTCAGTTCTTACAATCACAGGTGCAGTAGGTGGTGCAGAACCAGAGACAATTAAAAGTATAAAATTTAATGCACCATTAGACTATTCAAGTCAAGGGCGTGCCGTTACTGCAAATGATTTTAAAACAATCGTACCAACACTTTTTGCAAATACTCAAGCAGTGTCAGTATGGGGTGGTGAAGATAATGACCCTGCCGTTTATGGTAAAGTTTATATCTCAATTAAAACAACAACTGGTTCTAATCTAACAGAAACACAAAAGACAAGTTTAGAAAATTCATTAAAAAATTTTACTGTTGGTTCTATACGAAGTGAGATTGTTGACCCCGAAACTATTAAGTTAAGACTTACTGTAAACTTTAAATATAATTCAACTGCAACTACGAAAACACTTTCAGATTTATCTGCACTTGTTACGACAACATTAACAAATTATAATACGAATAATCTTTTACAGTTTAATTCACCATTTAGATATTCAGAACTTATTGGTCAAATAGATGACACTGATACTTCAATCGTGTCAAACATTACGACAGTTCAAATAGCAAAAGAATTTACTCCTACTTTAAATACGGCAACTGCTTATACAATAAAATTTAATAACGCATTATTTAATCCACACTCAGGTCACAACTCTGCTGATGGTGGTGTTGTTTCTTCTACAGGTTTCTTTTTATCAGGTAACTCAAATGAATTATTTATTGGTGATGATGGTGAAGGTAATCTCATTACATTTTATCTTTCTGGTACAACAAAGATAACTGACAATGCAACATTTGGTACAGTAGATTATGCCACTGGTAAAGTTACAATATCTTCTGCAAACATTACAACAATATCAAATGTAGATGGTGCATCTTCAACTGTTATTCGTGTTGTTGCAACACCTTCATCTTCTGATGTTGTACCATTAAGAAATGATATTTTAGAAATAGATATTGCAAACTCAACTGTATCAGGTGCAGTAGATAACATAACTTCAAGTGCAGGTTCTACTACAACGACTTCTTCATCTAGTGTAACCACTGCCTCAACTTCATCTTCGTATGTAAGTTCATCTAGTTCGTCAAGTGGTTATTAATGTCTTCTTCAATATTTGATAAAAAACTATCTCCCATACTTAGTGAGTTTCTTCCTGAGTTTGTAAGGGCAGACCATCAACAATTTATAAAATTCTTAACTGACTATTTTAAATATCTTGAGTCTGGTGAACTCACAATCTCAGGTGATGTTAATTATGTCATACAAGAGACCGCCTCTACAAATTATATACTTAACGAAGTTAGTGATAGTTCTATTGATGAAAGAGTTGTATTAGAAGACTCTGTTGCAAAGTTTGTTGTTGGTGAAACAATTACAGGTAGAACATCAAAAGCAACGGCAACAGTTTTAGTTGACGACTTTGATGATAATAAAAAATTATACATTACATCTAATCAAAAATTTATTACAGGTGAACTTATAGATGGTGCCACAAGTACATCAACGGCAACTGTTACACAGTATCGTGCAAATCCTGTTCAAACAATTCAACAACTTTTAGAGTATGCAAATGTTGATAATACGATTTATGATTTTCTTGATGAGTTTCGTAATTCATTCATGGAAGCAATACCAAACACACTCGCATCAGGTCTATCAAAAAGAAAATTAATTAAAAGTATAAAAGATTTATATACTGCAAAAGGCACACAAAAAGGACATCAACTTTTCTTCAGAATGTTATTTGACGAAGAGGCAGAGTTATTTTATCCTAGAGATAATATGCTCAAACCATCTGAGTCTACATTTGGTAAACTTTCATTTATGAGAGTAACAGAAAATGCTAACTCAAATTTCAGTGAAATAGTAAATGAAAAAATAACAGGTCAATCATCAGGTGCATCAATCACAGTAGAAAATGTTACACGATTTCAAGAGGGTGGTATTCAGTATGCACAACTTCAAGTTTCTTTAGAGTCATTATCAGGAACATTTACAATCGGTGAAACTGTAACAGGAACATCAACAGTTTCTGACACAACTATTTCTGCAATAGTAATTGAATTACTAACAGGTGGTACTATTACAAACTCAGGTTCATCATATAAAGTTGGTGACTCTGTTGCCGTAACAGGTGGTAATGGTTCTGCGAATGTTGTAATAAGTGAATTGAATAAAGGTCAAATAGATGAAGTTGTTATTGATGATATTGGTACAGGTTACACATCAGGCACAAGTCTGAGTATAGACAATAGTAATACGAATGGTTCAGGTTTCGCCGCTGAGATTGAAATTGTTGGTGGTGCATTGGCGGCAGAAAGTTTTACTGACCCTGCTGATTTAATTACTGAAGAAAGAGAAAATGTTAAAGTTAATCATAGAGATAATTTTGAGTTAGAAGATGCTACAGTTAATAATGCATACATTGTTTTAGATACAAGTGCTGATGCTAATGATAATATTATTCTTGAAGATGGTGGTGTATTATTATCAGAATTAAATTCAGTTGATTATGCAAGACAAGAAAATTTATCTAGTTTAGATTTATCGGGTGATTTAATTCAAGAAGATGGTTTTCAAATTTTAAGAGACACAGATTTTGATGAATTATTTTTAAGTCTAGAACAAAACTATGATACAGAATTTATTGTTTATGAAGATAACGAATTTATAGAACTTGAAACAGGAACTTTCACTGCGAGTGTTCAAGGTTCAATACAAAGAATTAAAATTACAAATAAAGGTAATGGTTATACTGCACTACCAATTATTACTGCAACTGGTGGTTCAAATGCAGTTCTTACTGCAAAGTCAACATCAGGTGTTGGTGGTGTTTCAGAATTAGAAGTTAGAAACTTTGGTGCGAACTATACATCTTCAGAGACATTAACATTTCAAAAAAATATTTTATTAAAAGATGTATCAGGTACATTTGTAACAGACGAAGGATTTACAAACAGTTCAGGTATTGTTTCTTCTTTTGACTCAACTAAAAGATTATTAACAATTACTTCTTCAAATACACCTGATGAAGGTGACACACTTACAGGTTCATCTTCTGGTGCAACTGCTACAGTTGTTCAATGTGATTTAGCAACTGCAACAATTAACACAGGTGCAGTTGGTTCACTTGCAGGTGCCCATACAGATACAACTGGTTTCTTATCTGCTGATGAGATGAGAATTCAAGACTCTTATTATTATCAAGATTTTTCATATGTTGTTAAGATTGG